GTATTAACTATTCATCTTACGAATATCTGTGTAAACTATATTCAGTAGAAGATTCTGTCTCTATGTTTGAAGGAATACAGACAATGGAATATGCTGCACTTAGAATGATGCAAAAGGATAAGAGATAATGGCTGATCAAAAAACACAAATAGATTTTATATTAAAAATACAAGGTGTAAAAGAACTTCGTGGTTTAACAAATTCATTACAGGGATTAAAAAATACTGCTAAAAATACAAGTTTAAGTACAAGAGAATTATTACAGCAACTAAATAAACAAAGTCTTACTGCAACAAAAACAATTAATGGCACAAGAGCCTTATCAAATTCTTATAAGGAATTAGCAAACGCTGTAGAGTTTGGATCTCAGGAATTTAAAGAAGCTACGGCAGCAGCAGCAAGACTTGATGCGCAGCTTAAAAAAATGCAGATGACCTCTAAGAAAGGTTTTGGTAGCAGGGCAAGAGGAGTAGCAAGAGGATTAGGAGCAGTCGCAGCAGGTGGTATTTTTGGTGGTGCAGAGGGTGCTATTGGTGGTGGTATTGGACTTATTGCTGGAGGTGCGCCTGGTGCATTAGTTGGTTCTGCTGTTGGTGCGCAAGTTGGAATGGCAAGGCAACAAATTGGAGAAATAGCAAGTTTTTCTGCTCAATTAAAATTACAAAGAGAAGCATTACGTCTTGTTATTGCTGATACTGAAAAATTTAATAAAGCACAAAAGTTTTTACAGAAAACTTCTAAAGAATTAGCAATACCTCAAAATTTAATAACAAGACAATTTACATCTTTGACTGCATCTGTTACTGGTGCAGGTAAATCTGTTGAGGATGCACAAAAAGTATTTGAGGCAATTGCTGCTGGTATTAGAGGTACTGGTGGATCATTAGAAGATATGCGTGCAGCTATGGTTGCTACAAGTCAGGTATTTAGTAAGGGTAAAGTCTCGGCTGAAGAGCTTAGACAACAGCTTGGTGAAAGACTCCCTGGAGCTTTTACATTGTTTGCTGAATCTATGAATAAAACACCTGCTGAATTAGATAAGGCATTAGAGCAGGGCAAGGTTACATTAGATGATTTCATGGCTTTTGCAGAGCATTTATTTGATAAGTATGGAGAAAATGCAAAAATTCTTGCTGATAGTCCAGCAGCAGCAGGTGATAGATTAACAACAGCTATGACTGAATTAAAAGATAATGTTGGTCAGCTTTTGCAACCTATAGGATCAGAATTTCAAGATACATTTACAAAAATAGTAGAAGCTATAAATCCAGCAATCAAATCTTTTGTTGAATTTACAAATAAATTAAAAATACAGTCTGTTGAGGCACAAATAAAAGAATTAGAAAAAACATTGAATAGAGGATTTAAAATAAAAAAACCTGGCGGCTTAATTACTGGCGGAATACCTTTTGAGGTTGATGAAAAAGAAAGAGAATCAATAAAACAAAAAATAAATTTACTGAAAGAACAATTAGGAGTTCTTACAGGCATTAAAGAAGAGCAAAAAATGATAGTTGAGGTAACAGAAGAATTAAGTTTTGGACAAGAGGTTTTTATTTCGTTAAGAAATGGTGCGCAAGAATATTTAAAGTCAATACAAGATGTTTCTAAACAAATGCAAGATGCTTTTGTGAATGCATTTAAAGGAATGGAAGATGCTTTAGTACAGTTTGTTCTTACAGGTAAATTAAATTTTAAAGATTTAGCACGTTCAATAATTGCAGATATAACAAGAATAGTAGTAAGACAACAACTTATGACTCCATTATTAGGTGGTATTAATAGTTTATTTGGTTTAGATCTAAAGCTGAATGCAAAAGGAAACGCATTTGGAGCAAATGCAATTATTCCTTACGCAAAAGGTGGCGTAGTTTCACAACCTCAACTTTTTAAATTTTCTACAGGAGGCTCTGGAAAACTAGGAATTATGGGCGAGGGTGGCGCACCAGAGGCAATACTACCTCTAAAACGTGGTCGTTCTGGTAACTTAGGTGTTGAAGCTTCTGGCTCTTCTAATAATATTGTTGTAAATGTAGATGCTTCTGGTTCTTCTGTACAAGGTGATAATGATAATGCAAGACAGTTTGGTAATGTTATTGCAACTGCTATACAATCTGAACTAATAAAACAAAAACGTCCTGGAGGATTACTTGCATAATGGCTACTTTTCCCTCCTCTCCAGAGGCTTCTTTTCCTGTACAGAAAAAACAACAACCTAATGTAAAAATTGTAAAATTAGGTGATGGTTATGAACACAGATTATTATTTGGACTAAACCAAAATCCTCGTATCTACAATTTATCTTGGAAAAATATTACATTAACAGAATTAGATACATTTATGACATTTTTAAATGCAAGGGCTTTAGATAATGCAAGTTTTACTTATACACCACCAGGAGAATCATCATCAGCACAATTTGTTGCAGAGCCTGGATATAGTCAAACAATAAATTTTGCAGATAGAGCAACACTAAATGCAACATTTAGAGAAGTATTTGAACCCTAATGCCAATACCAGTATCAGAACTACAAAAGATTAATCCAAGTTCTATTATTGAACTTTTTACTTTGACCTTAGATAACACATTACATGGATCTACAGATGTGCAGAGGTTTCATGCAGGTACAAATGATTTAGATAATACAAATATCATTTGGCAAGGAAATACATATCAAAAGTTTCCTTGTCAGGCAGAAGGGTTTGAATTTGATGGCTCATCTGGTTCTATACCTAGACCTACCTTTACAATCAGTAATATTTTAGGAACTATTACTGCCTTGTTTGCAACTGTTAATGCTGTCACTGCTAATAATGATCTTAATGGTGCAAAATTTACAAGGATAAGAACACTGGCAAGGTATTTAGATGCTGCAAACTTTACTGGCGGTACAAATCCATTTGGAACTCCTGATACAACACAGGAATTACCACAGGAAATTTATTTTATAGATAGAAAAGTTGTTGAAAACAGAGAGATTGTACAATTTGAATTAGCATCTGAATTAGAATTAATAAATTTAAAATTACCCAAGAGAGTAGTTACAAGAGATCTGTTTCCAGGTGTTGGTACATTTATTAACCAATGACATGGCAGGAAGATGCTCTTGTTCATGCAAAACAGGAAGCACCTAGAGAATCATGTGGACTCCTTGTTAATTATTTAAATAAAGATAAGTATATTCCTTGTAAAAATCTTGCTTTACATAATGATTTGCAGTTCTTGTTAGACCCTTTGGATTGGGCTGATACTGAAGATAGATATGGCAGAATCCATGCTGTAATACATTCTCATCCGATTGGTACGGAGCATCCCAGTGAAGCAGATGTTATAAGTTGTAAACGATCCAATAGAACTTGGTATATTATTGGACTAAAAACAAAAAGATGGTTTAAATTTAATCCAACAGATAAAATAAAAACATTACAGAGAGATCCATGCTTAAGACAGTAAAACTATATGGAGATCTGGCAGATTTTGTAGGATGGAAAGAACAGAAAGCAGAGGTTAGAAATACTGTTGAGGTGATGCGTTTTCTGCGTTGTAATCACCCAGAGCTAGAAACATATATGATAGATAAATTTTACAAGGTAGATATTGGTGGCTATAACGTAACAGAAGAAAATATGCTTGATCCGATAGCAAAAGAAATAAAAATAATACCAGTTGTTGAGGGTAAATTTTTGGGAATATTAGCAGGTATAGGTTTGATTTTTGGTGGAAAGGCTCTAGTCGCTGCTGGTGCTGCTGCATTTGTTGGAAGTATTGCAACAACATTAGGAACAGGTTTGATCTTAAATGATATAAATAGCTATTTAACACCAAAGCCTAAAGGTCTGTCATCTTTAGAACCAGAAGATGCCACTGTTAACTTTGCCTTTAGTGGGGTCACAAACGTTTCAAGGGCTGGCGTTGCACTCCCTCTTGTTTATGGAGAAATCTTTGTTGGAAGTATAAATGTATCAAATGGAATTGATACAGACCAGATTGAGGTTTCTGTTTAATGACAAGTTCTCTACCTGATGACTTATTTGAAGATTTTAGTAATGTTTTTACAAGACATTATTTTGGAGAAATTTCAGACAAGCAGCTAGATGGTTTTTTAAGAGTAGATGGTATAGGCGGTTTAGGGAATGATATTAGATTTGATGCAGCAGGTAAATTAGTTGAAATAGATGGTGTTATTGTTGAAACTGCGTCATACAGTCAAACGGGAACTACTGCAACAATCACACAAGCTGGCGATCAAGATATAGCTGTTGGTGATGTTCTAAATTTAATTTTTAATGTTGGTTCAGTTAGTGAAGTTAGGCAAGAATTAGCGGTAGCCTCTGTTATTTCAGGGACTTCATTTACAGTTACAAGACCATCATCAGAAACTGTCTTAGCAGAAGTGGTTAGCTTTTACAAAGAAGATGTCCCCAAAAGTGGTAATTATTCACAATTGGCAAATACTATTACTATCACTCACAGTGGAGCAGAAACATTAGCTGTTGGTGATGTCATTGACCTAAATGTCACCTCTGGTTCTGGTACAACAGAAAACGTAACTGTCACCTCTGTCACCTCTTCAACAGAATTTAAAGTTGCAAGTAGTACTTCTGTTTCCACATCAGGTAATGCTACATTTACAAAACAGAATAAAGATGCGATAGCAAGAGGTAATGTTGATGGTATTAGCACCACAACAGATTCGATATTATCTAGTAAACAATCAAACGATCTAATAGATGTATTGTCAGAAGGTCAAATAACTGGTTTTAAATCAGCTATAGAAGCTAATCTTACACAAGGTACAAATAAATATGACATTGCATCATTAAAAGATGTATTCCTTAATGGAACTCAAGTACTTAAAAAATCAGCAGATATAAATAACCTTACTGAAGGAGATTTTAATTTTATAAGAGAAGATATAAGTTTTGAACCTAGATTTGGGACATCTAATCAAAGCGCATTAAATACCATTAATGAAATAGAATCTGAGACTGGTGTAGGTGTTGAGGTAACAAAAGCAAGTCCTGTTTCAAGATCCATTTCAAGTCAAATAGATAAATTAAGAATAACTATTGCTTTTCCAACATTACAAAAATTTAATACAGAAACAGGTGAAACAAATGGAACCCAAGTTAACTTATCAATAAAAATTACAGAAAATAATGGTACAGAACATAGAGTTATTAGAGGGACAAAAGGTGCTGTAATCGGTAAGACAAATACACAGTATTTTAGAGATTATATTATTACAGGTCTATCAAATCTAAACTATCCAATAACCGCTACTGTTACTAGAGTCACTAATGATTCTACTGATACTAATTTACAGAATAAGTTTAGTTGGTCATCTTTTACAGAAATAACAGCAGAGCAGAGAGCGTACCCTGACATTGCACATGTTGGCCTTCGTTTTAATGCAGAATCATTTAGATCAATACCGACAAGAACATACCGTATTAGAGGGATAAAGGTCAAAATCCCGCACAATGCAACGGTAAGATCTGATGGCAGTTTATCTTTTAGTGGCAGTTTCAACGGCACGTTAAAAACAGACAAGGAGTACACAAATGATCCCGCTTGGGTTCTATATGATGTTCTTACGAACACCCGTTACGGAGCGTCCATACCAGAGTCAGCTATAGATAAGTTTGCTTTTTATTCTGTTTCAGAATATAACTCAGAACAAATAGATGATGGATCTGGAACAGGATCTACGGAGGCAAGGTTTAGTTTAAACGTAAATATAAATAACCAGAAGGATGCATTTGAGCTAATACAAAACATTTGTTCAGTAATGCGTGTGCAAGCTTTTTATGAAGCTGGCAGTATTACGATTTCACAGGATAGACCATCTGATGCCGTTTATACCTTTAATATCTCTAACGTAACTGAAGGTGGTTTTTCATATAGCAATCAAAGTCAGAAAGCAAAATACACAAGAATTAATGTTGGTTTTTTTGATATGACAACACAATCTATTGATTATGAAACAGTAGATGACACAACAGCACAGTCAAGGTATGGAATAAAAACACAAACTATAAAAGCCTTTGGAACAACTTCAAGAGGACAGGCTTCAAGAATGGCGAAATGGCTATTGTTTAATCAAAATAATTCTTCTGAAATAGTTAATTTTAGTATTACTGCTGAAGCAGGTGTTTTAGTCCGTCCTGGACAGATAATATCAGTGGCAGATGAGGTAAAACAGGGAGTCAGAAGAGGAGGAAGAATAAAAACAGGTATCAGTACAACTCAGATAGAAGTTGATGATACAGCATCCACTGATCTTGTTACTTCCAATGCTGCAAAACTATCAGTAATCCTATCTAATGGAACGCTTGAGACGAAAGAGATTAGTGGTATATCAGGTGCTACTGTTACTGTTTCTTCAGCTTTTTCTTCTGTACCGCAGGCAAATAGTGTTTGGGTTATAGAAAATACAACACTTGAACCTACGACATGGAGAGTTGTAAACGTACAGGAACAGGAAAATCTTACATTTAATATCACAGCAGCATCACATAACAGTGGTAAATATGCTTTTGTTGAAGATGGTACTGCCTTGACAACAAAAAGATTTTCTTTAATTATTCAAAAATTACCTGCTCCACAAAATTTAACTGCTACTGAATCAATAGTTGTTATTAATAACAAGGCAGTTGCAAGATTATCTATTTCATACGCTGCTGTAAAAGGTGCAATAGGTTATTATTTGCAATACAAATTTGAAAATGGTAATTTTATTAATCAACAAGTTAAAGGTACTGACTTTGATATTGATAACATTAGTAGCGGAAGGTTTGAAATTCGAGTTTCCTCTATAAATACAATCAATAAATTAAGTGAAAGGGCAAACGAAATTACTTTTAATGCCATCGGTAAAACAGCTTTACCTGATGATGTACAGAATGTACAAATAGAACCCTTGTCAGATCAGTTTGTACGACTACGTTTTGATAAATCAACTTCGGTTGATGTGGTGCATGGGGGCAACGTGGTTATTAGAAGTTCAAACCTGACAACAGGTGCAACTTTTACAAATGCTGTTGACGTAGTGCCAGAACTTTCTGGAAATATCAGCGAGTCTATTGTTCCAAATATTGTTAATGGAACGTACCTTCTCGCCTTTAAAGATGATGGCGGGAGACTTAGTGCAAATCCAGCATCAATAAAAAACATAAATACTAAACCTGATGTTTTTCCAAAACTAACAATTTTAGAAGATAGAGAAGATTTGGACAACCCACCTTTTCAAGGTGTAAGGGATGATTGTTTCTTTTCTGATGAAGTTAATGGTTTAGTTTTAGGTTCTACTGTTTTACTTGATGATATAAGTGATTTTGATGCAATAGCAGATTTTGATTTTATAGGTAATGTTGACTTTTTGACAGGTGGTCAATATTTCTTTAAATCAACTCTTGATCTTGGAGGAAAACAACCTTTAAGACTAAGAAGGCATTTTGTTACACAAGGTTTTTATCCTAATGACTTGTTTGATACTAGAACTGCAAATGTTGATACTTGGACTGATTTTGACGGGGCAACCGCCTTTAATGTGAACGCCACTCTATCGGTTGCTACAACTGATTCTGATCCTGATTTATCTGTATCGGCCACATATACAATTAACGATGGTTCTGGCGGTGCGGGTACAACAATCACAATCACAAAATCATCACATGGTTATAGTGTTGGAAGTCTTGTTACTCTTGATTTTACCTCTGGTACTGGTGTTGATGGTGATTATTTAATAGCCTCTGTTCCCAATGCAAATACTTTTATTTTAAATTCTGCAACCTCTCTAAATACAAGCGGAAACTGTACATATTCAGCAGAGTTTGAACCTTATCAAAAGTTTGTTAATGGTACATATATTGGCAGAGGTTTTAAATTTAAATGCGATTTATTATCGACTGACCCCGCACAATCAATTGAAATAGATCAACTAGGATATTTTGCAGAGCTAGATAGTAGAACAGAAACAAGTCTTGGTAATGCAGCCGCTTCAAGTGGTGGATTTATTGCCTCAGGCACTTCTACAAAATCAGTTACTTTTACAGATAGTTTTTTCACAGGGCAATCTGGAACAAGTGTAGCTGCTAATTCTGTTTTACCTTCGATAGGAATAACAATAGAAAATGCTTCATCTGGTGATTTCTTTACTTTGTCAAACATCACTGGTACAGGTTTCGATATAGATATAAAAAATGGTGGCAGTAATGTTAATAGAAACTTTAAATATGCGGCAACAGGTTTTGGTCGTGGTAGTTAAGAAATGATGTTTGACTTGGATTTTTTAAAGAATACAAGTAAAATAAGTTTAAATATTAATTTATTTTTAATTGTTATTACTTCATGCTTGTAATTTACTTTTAAAAATATAATTAAACAACTCTCAAATCCATTGGTATAACTAAGATGTCTCCACAACATGACTATGTGATCGATAATTCCACAGGCGCGAATGTCCGTGTAGACATCAATAGCGTTTTACAGGCAATAGCAAGTAATAATTCTGGATCTTCAGCACCTTCAACAACTTACGCTTTTCAATTATTTGCGGATACGACAAATAATGTAATGAAGATAAGGAACTCTAATAACACAGATTTTATAGAATTATTTCAACTTGATGGTACTTTTACACTAGAAGACGGCTCTAATAGCAGCCCTGCACTGGCATTTAGAGATGATTTAAATACAGGTATTTTTTCTGGTGCTGATAATGAATTTAATATTGCAACAGGTGGTATTGAAAGATTTGTTATTAATAGTTCTGGCGACTGTGGTATAGGTTTAGAAAGTCCATCAGCAAAGTTAGCAGTTCATACAACTACTACGACTAATTCTTCGTCTCAATTATTTCGGATCACAACAGCAAATGGAGGACTTTTTGGTATTGAAACCGATGAGACATCAAGCAATCCTACATGGAAGATTGGCGGACTTGTAAATAGTGGTGCTGCTGAACCATTGGCTTTTTATCAATTAGGAAGTGAAGTAGCAAGAATAGATTCGTCTGGTCGTTTATTATTAGGTGGAGCTTCATCTTCGCATGCATCAACAAATGCTGATGATTTACAAATTGGTGCAAATAATCAAAGTAATCAAACTGGAATTACATTAGGAAGTGCTAGTGGAAGTAGTGTTAGATTTGCTGATGCTGGTGATGATACTGCTGGTGCAATTAGTTATTTTCATACTGATGACGCCATGCGTTTTTTTACTAACAGTTCAGAACGTGTCCGTATATCAAGTTCGGGGGCAGTTTCTGTGGGTTCTACATCAAACACTTTTGGAGGTTCTGTATTTGCAATAAATGGTTTTTATGTTTCTGCTTTTAACGGAGACAATCTAATCACAAACGCTTCACAAGGTGGTGGTTCGGCTGCTTTATTTATTGGTAATGCTCAAATACAAGTATCTTCTGATGAAAGAATTAAAAAAGATATAGTAGATACAATTGTAGATGCAACAGAACAACTTAAAAAAATAAGAATTGTTGATTTTATTTGGAATGATCCCAAAGATGTTTCATATAATAATAAAAATGCCAGAGGAAAATGGACAGGAGCGTTAGCTCAAGAAATGGTCAAAGTTTTTCCACATATTATTAACGCACCTAGAAAAGAAGATACATTAGAAATAGATTATGAATCAGAACGTCAATGGCTAGTTGAGTATGAAAATTTAGTACCAATACTAATTAAATCAATACAAGAATTATCAGCAAAAATTGAAGCACTTGAAGCTGCTTAGTATAATACGTTTACATATTAAATTTTTATGACTCCACAGGAACTTTACGAAGAAACAAAATCTATTCTTGATACTGACATACAACAAGCACAGCAGATTCAATCTGATATACAGGTAAAACAACAACAGTTAAATCAACTTACAACAAAAATTATTGGCAATCAAAAATTAGTTGAAGGTCTTAAAAAAGTAGAAGGTGTTTCTGAAGAATAAAAGTAGTAATATGTATATATATTGAAAAAATTACTATGGCTGTTACTTGGAATGTTGTTTCTTTAGATGCAACGAAAACTGTAGGAAGTTTATCTGATGTCGTAACTACTGTTCACTGGACTGCGAGTGATGGAGAAGGACTGCACTCACGCTTTTCTTATGGTTCTGTAAGACTTGCTGAAGCTGATAGTGGGTCATTTACTGCTTATGCAGATATAACAAAAGATAACGCTATTGCATGGGCTAAAGCTGCTCTTGGTTCTGATCAAATAACAGCTATTGAAACATCTATTGCTGCACAGATAACAGAATCTAAAACACCTACAAAAACTACTGGTGTTCCCTGGTCTTAATTAGTTTTATTAATCATCTGACGTTGCATTAAGCCTAATGTGACGTATAGAGGTGATAAGCCTATAATTAAAAATAATACGGCTATTGTCATAACAGACATAGCCTTAATTAATGCAAATTTTATCATTTTGGGTATGCTAAATCGTGTTTGTCAGGTGTTGAGTATTATCTCATTTGTAATGGTAGCTTCGATGAGTGGTGGAGCGTATTTTGGTTACAAGTATGTAACTTCAGAACAATTTAAAAGTAGAGTTATGAGTCAGATAATGAAAGAAGTACAAACAATATTACCTGGACAGATTAATAAGAAATTACCATCTGTGACAGGTAAATCTTTACCTTTATAGTGGATATACCAGAAATAAATATACCAGAAATAAATATACCTGATGTATATATTCCACAAGTATCATTACCAGCATATGAACCTCTTAATGTAGAAACTATTGGGTGCAAGCACTATCACCGAGATGTTAAAAATACTGGCAACAGAAATTTATTAATAGAAGATTCTAATGGAGTAACAAGTAGTTGTCCATATCCATCTTTTATACCTATGAATTATCAGGCAGATCAACTGATAATTACAGAAACAGTATTACCAGCAAAAGAAAAACAAAAACTACCAGAAGGTAAACCACCTAAAGCTGAAATACCAAAAGATAAAAAAGATGAATTTATAGTTCCTTCCTGTCCTGATAAGAATGATCAAAGAGTAGGAGATTTTCGTAACGAAAAAAGGCTAGAGCGTGTTACTGGTCATAAAAGAGGTGATGATGGTATTGAGTGTATAACGATTTATGAGAACGTCGCATTCAAAGATCAGTACATTCCAGAAGTTTCTACTATTGTATCTACTGCTGTTATTGGCTTGGTTGCTGCCAGTACTCCATTATTACTTAATGCAGTCAAACCCCTTGTAAAACAAATAGTAAAAAAACTTACAAAGAAAAAAAATAAGGTATAATAAATATGTTATTGATAACAAGAAGTAGGCTTGGTTTTTCTAGTGAACCTTGCCTACTTTTTATTTATTTTGTGAGTATGTGGTATAACTTGATTTGGTGGTACTGTTACTTTTATCCCTTCACAAATCTCTGCGTATTTTCCAGTGAAGGTTACACCTAATTTTGCCTGTTCTCCACATACCCGAAGTCTAAAGAGTGCGATTTCAAGTTTCTGTTTTTGGTATAGTAATTCTTGATTTTTTATATTTACTTCTGTTGCTTTTAAACATAACTCAGGTGATTTACCTAACGGAATACTGATCTGTGCTGAGATACCATAATTCAAGTTGTAGTTATCTTTTTCAAATCTTGGTGTCTCTTGCACATATTTAATTTCACCAGTATCTTCGTCATAAATATTTTGTCTAGTAATGTATTCTATGGGTCGATTGAATGACCAAGCATCTGTTAAATAAGGAGTAATTGTAAGGCTAGGAGAAGAGCAAACAATACCTTGTGACATACGAAACTGAGGAGTACTTTGTGGAGCGATCATTGTCGCATTGTTATTTACTGTACCCTGTGCATTTGAGCTAGGACTTGCAACTGTTGTATTAGCCAAAACCCTTGCAGGACAAAGGATTAAAGCTATTGCCCAAAGGTAGCTTCTACGGTTACGGTGGTTGTGGTGTTTATTGTTCTGTTTATTGTTGTTATCGTGTCTAATCCTGGAGAAATTATCGTTTCCTGTAGAGAAAATGGAGATCCTTCTGTTACTATCTGCCATCTAGGAACACTCTCCAGAGTAGGGCTGGTAAAAGAAAAGTTGACGTTATTAATTGTTTGAGTTGCGTCTGATTTTGGTGTTGGATTAATATAACCATTCGTATCATTACTTTTTATATTATTACCGCTTGCAGAATATGTGTAACCTGTCCTGTATTGATGGCTTGTGATCGTTTCATTAATAATACTTTGCGAGGTAGAGTTTGTTGTTTGTGATCCTGTACGAAATGTAGGCACAACAGGATTTGCAAGGGTTCTTGCTGGTATTAATATTATTATTAGCAAAAACCATTTAGTCAATGGTGATCGTTACAGTTGTTTGTCCAATACAGCTAGTTCCCGATCCACCTGCTGTACAGCTATGCACTCCGCTACTTAAACTTGTCATGCCAAGAGATCCTGCTGTACCACCTGATCCTACTGTTGTCTGTCCTCCAAGATGAGGTAAAGCAGAAATGCCTGATGATGGTGTTATAGCAGATGGTGTGGCATCTCCCATAGTTACTGATTCTGTCAAACTAAATGCTGACCCTGCACTTGTAATAGCCTTATCAGTTTGAATCAAAGCTGGAACGCCATCAGTTAACGATCCAACATTCAACCCACCAATAGCTCCAGATGTTGTAGATCCCCCAGAAGTAACAGAAGGAGTAATATTATTTCCACTTAGACTATATGTAGTGCCTAATTTATTCGTAACGCTATATGGCATATCAACAGTGATCTGCGCAGAAGTTGTAAACTTCTGGGTTATGTCTGCAAAAGAGGCAGTTGGTAATAATAAAATTAGTGGTAAAAACTTTTTCATTTGATACCTACGTTAGAATCCTTGTTGTCAACTATGTTTACTTTACCTTTTAACTTCTTATTGTCAGTAGCCTTTTTAACATTTAGTCCATAATTTGACA